GGATTAGAAAATTATGTTTAAAAAACTTTTAGAATTACGCCAACAAAAGGCTACTAAAGTCGCAGAAATGCGCGCTATGCTTGAAAAAGCAGAAAAAGAAAACCGCTCTTTAGATGAAACCGAAACGGCAAACTTTGAAGCGGTAAAAGGTGAAATTAATCAATTAACTGATGAAATCACCCGTTATGAAACCGTAGCAGATGAAGAACGCAACCTTGCCGGCAATGTAAATCCGGTAGAACAGCGCAGCGCAAAACAATTCTCAAATAATGAATTGCGCCATTACATTAAAACAGGTGAACTACGTAACCTTACCACGACCAACGGAGAAGATGGCGGCTATTCCGTTATCCCTCAGTTAGACAAAGACGTAATGAAACGCTTAACCGATGATAGTGTTATGCGCCAAATTTGTAATGTAGTGCGTTTGCCTATTGGTGCGAAAGAATACAAAAAATTAGTTTCTGCAGGCGGTGCAACCGTTGAACACGGCGAGGAAGGCGTAGCACGCAATGGAACGGCAACACCAAAACTTCACGAAGTTACTATTGCATTAAATCCTATCTATGCTTATCCAAAAACCACGCAAGAGATTTTAGACTTCTCAAGCATTGATGTTCTAGGTTGGCTAACTGATGAAATTTCAGAAACCTTCACCGAAACCGAAGAAGTTGATTTAACTTCCGGCGATGGTTCTAAAAAATCAAAAGGTTTACTGACTTATGAGCGTACATCTGAAAATGACAAAGTGCGAGCCTTTGGTAAATTGCAAAAATTAGAGGTAGCTAGCGCAGATAAAATCACTGCTGACACGCTGATTGACTTGTTCTATACCCTTCACAGTAAATACCGTAAAAATGCCGTTTGGGTGATGTCTTCTACTATTGCTGCTGCATTGCAGAAACTCAAAAACAAAAACGGTGATTTTATTTGGCGTGACGGTTTAACTGTTGGTGCACCTTCTACCCTTTTAGGTCGCCCGGTTTATTTCCTTGAAACGATGCCGGCGGGTGGAGCAAATGAAGCCGTGTTAGCTTTCGGTGATTTTAAACGCGGTTATTTCATTGTCGATCATGAAACAGGCGTAAGAACCCGACCGGATAATTTAACCGAACCGGGCTTTTATAAAGTCCACACCGATAAATATTTAGGTGGTGGCGTGGTCGATTCTAACGCGATCAAATTGATTGAAACCACAGCATAAACCACAAGGGGCGAAGAAAGCCCCTTTTTTGCTTAATAGGTCATGTATGAGTAAAGAATTTGAGATCCGTTCTTCCACACTTTCAACGGATAAAGAAAATCAAAAATTAGTCGGTTATGTGGTTCGGTGGAATAGCCCCTCAGAAGTTCTATATTGCGATTTTGTCGAGCAATTTAGTCCAAATGCCTTTACAGAAAGTTTAAGCAGTAGCGATGATGTGAGAGCGTTATTTGAACACGATCACACGAAACTATTAGGGCGCACCAGTGCGGGAACGTTAAAACTTGAAGAAGATAACATTGGCTTGCGTTTTAAACTGACACCGCCAGAGACCACTCTCGGGAAAGATTTATTAATTAGCGTAGAACGAGGTGATATTCGGGGGATGTCTTTCGGGTTTTGGGCCAAAGAAGAAAAATGGAATTTTGATGTCGAGCCTTATCAACGTACGGTAAGCAAAGCTGAACTCTTTGAGATCACTGTAACAAGCATTCCGGCATATCCGGAAAGTAGCGTAGAAATTGCTAAGCGTTCGATGGTGGCCGCCAAAGAAAAAACACAATCAAAACCGACCGCACTTTTTAAACAATGGCTTGATGTGGTGGAGTGTGAATAATGTGGAATCCATTCAAACGAAAAGAACAACGTAGTGCACCTATCGCTATTGATGAACTTCTCTCTTACTTAGGCGTATCTAATACCGGAGCAGGTGAATTTGTCAGCCCACAAACAGCCGAAGCCTTGCCGGCAGTAATGAACGCAGTCACAGTGATTGCGGAAGCCGTCGCCTCTATGTCTTGTTATTTGTATCGATTAAAAGACGATGGCCGCGAACGAATTTATAAACACCCGGTAGATTATTTATTAAATGAAATGCCGAATCGTAGCCAAACTCCGTATCAGTTCAAATATACCATGATGCGCCATTGTCTTTTAACTGGCAATGCTTATGCGGTGATTGGGTGGAATAGCAAAGGTGAGCCAATTAGCCTACCCCCTTATCCGCCAAGTGCGGTGAATATTTATCGTAAAGTCGGTGGGGAATATATTTATCAAATCACTGATTTAGACGGCAAGACAACAAACTATTTACAAGATGAAATCTTGCATTTACGGCATTCTTCCCTTGATGGATTTATGGGGCGTTCGCCGGTAACAATTTGCCGTGAAACGGTAGGCTTAGGATTAGCCCAACAGAAACACGGATCAGCCATTATGAAAAACGGATTGATGGCGAGTGGTTTAATCACAACAAGCGAGTGGCTAGACGAGGCGAAAGCACAGAAAGCAGTCAAAGCCCTTGAGCGTTACAAAGGGGCGAAAAATGCGGGGAAAACGCCGATTCTTGAAGGGTCAATGGAATATAAACAACTCGGTATGACAAACCAAGATGCAGAATGGTTACAAAGCCGCACGTTTACTATTTCCGATATTGCTCGAATCTACAATATCAGCCCGATTTTTCTTCAAGATTATTCTAATAGTAGCTATGCCAATTTCAGCGAAGCAAGCCGGGCGTTTTTATCTCAAACCTTGCGCCCCTGGCTCACTAACTTTGAACAGCAATTAAAGGACGCGTTGATGATTGATTTAACGGTCAATTCTTCAAAACGTTATTTGATTGAGTTTGACACAAGCGATCTTTTACGAACAAGTCAAAGCGAACGATTCAATAGTTATGACGTAGCAATTAAAGCGGGTGTGATGTCGCCGAATGAAGTGCGCAGACATGAAGGCTTGCCACCTTATAACGGTGGAGATGAATTTAGCCAAGCGTGGAAACAAACCGTAGAAGTTAAGCGCGGTGATAGTGGAAATCAAAAAGCAGGAGTAAACGATGGCGAGAATGATTAGAGCTGGTATTTACAACAAGGTGATCACTATTCAAAAACGTAACTACAAAAAGGAACGAGAGAACAATACTTACGGCGCATCAACGCCAATTTGGAAAGACGTTGCAGAAGTGCGGGCAAGTATTGAACCATTACAAGGGCGAGAATATTTTAGCGGCCCGTTTCAGATGGGGGAAAACATTATAAGAGTTCGCATTCGTTACCAAGAAGGGATAACCAATAAAATGCGGGTTAAATATGGTAAACGCCTATTTGATATTTATTCGGTGATTGATAGCAGAGAATCACACAGAGAGCTGCATATGGGGTAGTGACAATATTTGCATAGAGAAAAAGAAAAAATTTGGCTCGAAAAAATTGGCTTGAGGCTTGTGTGGTGGGGCTTGGGCGGTTTTGGTGGGGAATTTTATGCAAAAAATGAAAATGGTGGGGATTGGTTGAAAATGGGCGGAAATTGGTTTTTTATTTGCATAAAAATTGGCGGTGTTTAGGTGGTTTTTAAACAGTTTTTAAAATGCGTTTTAAGGGGCTTTAAATTGTGAATGGCAGGCTGGGTTATCCAGCCTTTTTTATTGGTTTTAAATCGCTGTAATAGCTAAAAATCACGGTAGCCACGCACTACTTGCCCGATAATGATTAAGCTGTTGGCTTCTTCGGTATCCAGTTTTAATGGGCGATATGACGGATTGTCGCTGATAAGCTCTACACCGTTATAAGTGAACTGCACTTTTTTCACTAACATTGCTCCGTTGTGATTTAGTACGAATATTTTCCCTTCGATTAATTCGCGTTTTGATCGGTCTACAATGATTTCTTCGCCGTCTTTTAATGTTGGGTACATGCTTTCTCCACTTACTAAGAACATAGCGCAGTCTTTGGCTTTTAAGCGGCGTGACTGTAACCATGCGCGCTCTATTTTGGTAGTGTTGATTTCTTCATAATCGCTATTGAACGCGCCTGTACCCGCTGATAAGCGCACTTCCCGGCAGTCTTCAATTTCAACAAAGGTTTCATCATTGCTAGCGATAAAGTTTGAATTTTGGTGCATTGTTGGTGTTACCTTTCCTTCCATATCACCAACGCCAAGGGCTAACCAGTCAAGGCTTACACCACCAGCTTCTGCTATTTTAATTAAATTTGTTCTAGTTGGATCAGCTTCTCCTTTTACCCATCGAGCTAATGACGGCTGAACAACACCTACCGCTCTGGCAAACAAACTTAAATTATCATTAAACTTTAATTTAGAAATTTTCATCATTCTCTCAGAGAACTCACTATCGTAAATGTTAGGCTTGCTCATCTTTTACCTTTCGCTAAGTTTTTTTTATCTGTAAATGTTAAATATAAATGTTTGTTTTTCTTAGAAATAAACGTTAAAGATGAATTATTTTTAAAAAATTAAACATTTACACTTGATTTATATAAACTTTTACGTTTTAATACGCACATCTGATACATAAAAGGGGGTGTATTTAATGAGTGTATTAAGCAACACAAAAAAAGCCGCAACGTGCGATTGGCATCGTGCGGATATTTTGGCGGCGTTGCGTAAAAACGGTTGGTCTTTACGTTCTTTGGCTGAAGCCGGAAACGTGAGTTACAACACTTTAAAGACCGCACTTGATAAACCTTATCCAAAAATGGAACGGCTTATTGCCAATGCGGTGGGGGTTGCGCCAGAAGAGATTTGGGCTGCACGTTTTCAGGAACGAATTGAACGTAATCGAAGACCTGTTTTAACGAATAAGTTTTAATCTTAAAGGAATTTAAACGTAAAAGAAACAAAAAGGATCATTTATGAGTGAAATTTCTTTAAAAACGCATTATGCCATTGCTGAACTGTTAAAACTTAAACTTTCAATTATGCCTACCGCACATAAAAACGTACTTGCCTTTCTTGAGCGTGAAAATGTGGAATGGCGTAGACGTAAAGGTAAAGGTGGGGGCAAAGAATATTCGTTAGCTTCTATGCCACAAAATTTACAAGATGAAATCCGCAATAAATTTGCGGTGACAGTTGTGAAATCCAAACTCAAAGCCCCACTCGCTCTCCGCCAAGTTGAATTAACAACCTTGACGGCAAAACAGCGTGATGCCGCAGACGCAAGGATGGCATTAGTAGTGAAAGTGTTGGAACTTGAACAAGCACAGCCCCGTTACAAAGCCGTTAAGTTTTTATGTGAACAAATTAAGCATGCTGAGGTGTCGGCGGAGTTGATGAGATTGGTGGAACTTGCCAATAACAAGAAAGGGAAAAACAGAACGCTTTCCGACCGCACTTTAAATCAGTGGGTGTTGGATTATGAGAAAGCAGATACTCCGGAAGCACGTTTGAAAGCCCTTGCCCCGATGAAGCGGATGGCGAAAAAAGTGGAGGAAATTTGGTGGTTACCGGATTTTTTAGCGGTATATCGCCAAACCAATGGCATTAATGTGGCGGAAGCCTATCACTATTTTTCGCTTCAATGGGATGAGCGATTTGCGGATGAACCGCTACGCCTTGCAATGAAACCGAGCCTCGATCAAGTGCGGTCGGCGTTGGCGAAATTACCCCGCCATATTAAAGAGATTGGACGTAAGACAGGCTCTGAATTGCGCGCACTTAACACTTATGTAAAACGTGATTGGAGTGTGTTGTTGGTAAATGATGTGTGGGTGGGTGATGGACACAGTATGAAGATGAAAGTGGCACATCCTATTCACGGTCGCCCCTTTATTCCGGAGGTCACGTTGATTATGGATACCGCCTGCCGCTTTATTGTGGGATGGTCGGCAAGTTTAGCCGAAAACGTGTTAGCGGTGGCAGATGCGTTACGCAACGGCATTGAACGCTATGGCATACCGGCAGTTTATTACTCCGATAACGGGGGCGGCGAAAAGAACTGGATGTTGGATGCGGATATTACCGGGATGTTGCCCCGCTTGGGGATTAATCACCAAACCGGGATACCGGGCAACCCACAAGGGCGTGGGATTATCGAACGGGTACATCAGACGATTTTGTATCGTGTAGCACGCCAGTTTGATACTTATCACGGTTCAGGGGCAGACCGAGACACGCTGCGCCAAGTAAGCACATTAATCAACCGAATAATGCGTTTTAATGTATCGCCTTTACCTTGTTTATTTAACGGTTCTAACATTTCAATCACAACATTAGGAAGAATGTCAGCAACGGGTATATTCCCTAAATTTGGAAAAACATAGGTTTCTAATCGCCGCCAATTCTTTTTTAGGGTCAATGGCTCAATTTCAGTAGCTTTCTTTTCTTTCCACTTTTCAGCGATTGAATAGAACTGATTTTCTAATTTTTTCTCTTCTGCTTGTTTCTGTTGTTTTTTCAGTGCTTGAGGATCGATTCCTTGTGCTAAAAGAGTACGATATTCAGAACGTTTGAGGCGGGCATCAGCGAGAGAAATTTCAGGGTACTTCCCTATTCTTAAATTAGTGCGCTTTTTAGTGATTAGTGAAACATAATTAAACAACCAAATTTTACTTCCTGACGGTTTTATTCTTAAGTGAAGCCCTTCCCCATCAGAGAGATTATATTCCGTTTGTTTCGGTTTAGATTTCTCTATTTTAGTATTGTTTAAAGGTAAGACAGCCCTTGCCAT